CAACAATGCCCTTTTTGAAGAATCTATTGTATGGGACGGTGCTTATCCCGGTGCTTTTGTTGCACAGTCAAAACACGGAGATATTATTGAACTTCCTACAGGTAAATTCACAGTAATAGATGACAAAGAAGAACTGCCCGAAAACACGCTATTTCACGGATATTATCATAACGGCGACATTGTTACGATGGTTAAAAAATCCGATAAAAAGAAGGTGTTTGCTGTGACTGATAACTTAAAAACCGCAGATTCCACGGAGAAAGGTGGTGAAAATATGGATGAGAGAGAAAAGAAATTAAAAGAAATGCTTGATGTATTTGGAGTTAAGCTAAAAGATGGAATGAATGAATCTAGTGAAATATTACTAGAGTTAGCCGAAAAATGGGACGAAACCGTCGAAACCATTAAGGCATCTGCCGAACCGCTCAAACTTAAAGAAACCGAGTGCATCATGACCCAAGACCAAAAAGCCGAATACGAATCATATCGCAAAGATACCATTGATTCAGCTATTGCGTGGGGCGTGAGGGCTATGGGCAATGACTTCCCTGTTGAAACATGGACTAAAACCTTTGATGCTATGAACAAAAAAGGCATCGAAGATATTGCCAAGACGTGGGAAACTCAGGCAGAAGCTAAAATTCCCGCAGGAAGAAAGACCGACCCCGAAGCAGGTCAGGAAAAGACCTTATCCCTACCGGACGATGCTTTTAAGGTAGGCAAATAAAATGAAGCATAGACCGCTAAATGCGGTTATTTTTATGCCCAAAAGTTATAGAAAGGATGTGTTATAGATGGCAAGAGGTGGAATAGGTTTTCAAGGCATTGGTGCTAAGTATGTGACTGTGAAAGCAGCGGGCAGCATAAGTGCTGTTGCCCTTGCATCAGGCTTGGCGTATTTGGACAACAAAGCTGTTACTTGCGAAGGTGACGGGCTGTATGGCTTCGGCAATGCAGGCGACCCCATAAGAGGAATTATTGACAAATACGAAGCTGACCATCATGTGACAATACAGTTTGCAGGATTTAGGGAGAATATTCCCGGCGTATCCGGTGCACTTCCTACAGCAAATGAACACCTTGCCGTGAACGGCTCCGGTGCTGTAAGTGAAGTCGCTACACCTGTAAGCCCTGCTTATGCAGTTGAAGTTGACGATACCGCAGATGTGAACACTGTTACAGTGTTTATTGGCTAATAAGGCTAATTTTGAAAGGAGATGAATATAGATGGGAAAATTTACATTAAATAACTTGACAAGTGACCTTTATAGAGAGGCTCACTCAAAAGAAATGACGCTTTCTATGTTTTTAGAAAGCCAAGACCCCACTCCCGAAGGCGAGAGTTTAGATGCCTTTGAAAGACTGATGAAAGAGGCAGGCATTGTTACAAAGAACTTACCTGAAAAGAATCTGTTCTCATCTAAGGTAGAGGCGTTTTACCGCACAGACGAAAATAGGGTGCTATTCCCTGAATATGTGGCAAGAACTCTTGTTCAGGCCATGACTGAATACCCTGTCTTTAAATATTTGGTGGCTGCAAGAACACCTATTGACGGTAACGTTTATAAAGCATCATATCTTGACCTTGACGATGCCGACAATAAGAAAGCAACACAAATGAGAAGGGTTACTGAGGCTGCCGAACTTCCGACTGCAAAGTTGAAACTTGGCGAAACTGCTATAAACATCTATAAGTATGGCCGTGCAATTGAGGCATCTTATGAGGCACTACGCAGAATGACAATAGAAGTATTCAACATTCATATTCGGGAAATTGGTGTGCAAGCTGCCGACAATAAGATTGCAGAAATCCTTACCGTTATCAAAGACGGTGATGGAAACAGCAATGCCGCAATAAGCTACAAAGCAAAAGACCTTGACTCTAGTTTTAGTGCTGCTTTAACAAGAACTGCATGGATTAAATTCCTCTTGAAGTTCTATCCTCGTGCTTGCAATACTGTTGTATCTAATGAGGACGGGCTTATCCAGATACTTGAGGTGCTTTATCCCGCATCTAGCACAGCAGCTAAGATGGATGAGTTGCTTGCAAATGG